TTTTTCATGAAGACTCTATCTCAATTCATTCTAGAAACTGCACGTATCAATGACACTGGTGCTACACAGGTTGCTACTACTGGTGGTACTTACGAAAAGACCGGCAAGTATCTTAGCGACAAGCTGGAACCAAACTCTAAGATCATTAGCGTTGGTGCTGGTCTAGATCATACTCGCAAGGCACTACATCGTGGTCTAGGAGAAGATAGTGGTCACACCATTCACGATATGGAACCTAATCCAGAGAAGCGCAAAGAGAAGCCAGAATACACAGATGGCTCCAAGATTCCACATAACGCATATCACGCTGCTGTAAGCCACAATGTGCTTAACGTTGTAGAGCCGCATGTTCGTGAGCACGTTATGCATTCGCTGTTCAATCCTGTCAAGGAAGGTGGACATATTATCATCGGTACTCGCAAATGGAAAGGCGATATCGACACAAACAAGAATTACGAACCGGGTGATGAACCTAAGTCGATGTGGGTTAAGAAGAAAGGCACCACTTCTTATCAAAAAGGTTTTGACGGTAACGAACTAAAGGACTATGTTCACGACTATGCTAAACGTCATGGTCATGAAGTAGAAATCAAGAAAGTTCCACTCGCTGCTAATGGTGTTCACGTAAAAATTTTAAAGAAAGGTTGACAGGCAAAACGTAAAGTGATATAACCCTGTCATGATTGAGAGGGAATATAATGAGTAACGTTTTTCTGACAAGCGACACACACTTTGGACACAAGAACATTTGTGTTTTTGAAAACTATGATGGTTCTCCTGTACGTCCTTGGGATAACGTAGAGGAAATGGACGAGGAAATGGTAAAGCGTTGGAACGAGACGGTAGGACCGAAAGATAAGGTCTATCATCTTGGAGACGTTGTTATCAATCGTAAGTCCCTGTCCATTATGGAACGCCTGAACGGTGACAAGGTTCTCATCAAGGGCAACCATGATATCTTCAAACTGACGGATTACACTAAGTATTTTCGTGACATTCGTGGATATCATGTGATGAACGGTTTGATCCTGTCTCACATTCCTATCAGTAAGGATAGCCTTGCACGATTTGGTTGCAATATCCATGGTCACACTCATGGCAATCGTGTTATGATGGGTGATGTAATCGATCCTGACTACTTCTGTGTTTGTGTTGAGCAGACTGATTTTCGTCCTATTGCTTTTGAAGAAGTACAGAAGAAGATCGTAGAACAGGGTGGTACAATCGGCTTCCGCAATGGTAATGGTCCAAGGATTATGTGATGAAGTATTACGACCACAATACTAATGAATGGAAGTTCTTTTCTGATACAAAGTTGAAGCGTCTTTTGCTCTTGGCTAAGTATCGTGGTGGTGATAAGAGGCTGTACCATTACTACTATTATATGGTATTTGAAGGCTATGTTAGTTGGTCTCTTGGTACAGCCTTCATCACTGAAAAGGGCGAAGAGCTTCTTAAAGAGCTAATGGAACATGGGCAGGATGGTAATGCAGCGCACTGCTAATGCGTACAACCCGTTAAAAGGTTGACAGGGTTCGATTCCCTGATGTTCCGCCATTTTAGGATTTTGTTATGAAGTATGCTGGTATTGAAATTCCAAAGAAAATGGGCAATGAAGAGTCACAGCGTGTTGCTGGTGTTGTTGTAGAATATCGCAATGCACAGATTGCCAATGCTAAATTATATGCTGCACGTAATCAACTTAAGAAATTTTATGACAACCAGTAAACGCTAATATGCTGACTTAGCACAGTGGTAGTGCACACCCTTGGTAAGGGTGAGGTCATGGGTTCGATCCCCATAGTCAGCACCATAAAAGGATAATAAGATGTACCTGTTTCTAGACGATGAGAGAAAGCCATACGATGTAAAATGGGTACGTCTTCCTTTTGCAACGTGGGAAATTGCTCGTAACTATAATGAGTTTGTGCTTCTCGTGACTAAGTATGGTGTCCCCAAGTTTGTATCATTTGATCATGACTTGGCAGATGAACACTATGAAGTCATGCTTAAGGAAGTTGAAGCACAACAATATACTTTCTTTTTCGAAGACGATCAAGGCGGGATGAATCTAACCTTTGATTATGGAAAAGAAAAGACCGGTTATGACTGTGCAAAGTTTCTTGTTGACTTTTGTGCGAATAACGGTTATAAGTTTCCAGAATACGAAGTTCACTCTATGAATCCTGTTGGCGGTAAACGTATCAGAGATTATATTGAGTGGGCTAAGACAAAACTAGATATATAATACATGGCCCTATAGCCCAATTGGCAGAGGCAATCGTCTCAAAAGCGATAACGGTGTCAGTTCGAATCTGACTAGGGCTACCAGAACTTGTGGTGAAGTAGGCAGACATGGATGATGCGCTGGTTTGTGGTACCAGAGATAAAGGGTTCGAATCCCTTACTTCACACCATCATGCCCGATTAGTTCACTAGTTAGAACACTACCTTGACATGGTAGAGAAGGTGGAGCGTAACCACCATTGGGTACCAAAACTAGGATATATTATGGCTAAGAAAAAGCAAAAACCAAATAAGAGTTATGTTGAATACACTCGTCAAGAACTTCGACGCCTACAACACTGGTTTGCTGGATTTGAAGCCGCTGGTGGAAAACTGCCGCCATGCATGATTGGTATTAATCCTCTTCATAAAGCAATCCGTTTAATTGATGAATATATAGAAACGGAAGAATGATTTTCGTGGGGGTATAGGCCAATCGGAAGAGTCAGGAGACTTAAAATCTCTACAGTGTGGGTTCGAGTCCCACTGCCCCTACCATATTTTTTTCAAAATAGGTGTTGACATATGTTTTGATAACCACTATACAGGGTTCATCAAGACGAAAGGAACACACCATGCTTACTCTCTCTGACATTAACACTCTCACCAACAGCCACGATGGCGATATCTATTCGGACCTGTACAAGGACGTTTATGGTTGCCGTCCTCGCTATGCTCGATTTGAAAGTCTTGAAGACTTCGATGCTGACTATGAGCGTCTTGTTGTCCGTCTGAATGAACAGATGGAAGAAGAGAAGAAGCAGCAGATTAAGAACCGTGAACGCTTTGAACAGCGTGTCAAGGATACCATGGAACTGGTTCAGGGTATCAACCGGGTTCGCGCTATTGAAATCATCGCTGATGCAGAAGACGAACTTGATTCGATGAAGTGGTACGGTTATGAAAGCCTCGAATATCACTTCGATCTTGGTTATGGTTACATTAAGGGGACTCTGGGATGACACCTGATAATTGGCTAGCAATCACCATTCTTGGTATTTTTGCACTTACCTTGTATCTTTTTCTGAAAAAATCAAAATAATTTTAAAATAAGTGTTGACAGTGTGTCTCCGTTGTTGTAGAAGAAATTCATCAGCAACGGAGACTTTTTTATGACTATCGCTCAGACCATTCTTTCGCAGATCAAGATGATTGACCCGATGGCATTGTTTGCATGGGGTGCCAAGGAACTGGTCAACATGGGTAACGGTCTCAAGTTCAAGACTTCTGGTATGACTCCTTGGAAGGGCTATGTCTACATCAAGTACAACGAAGGTATGGACCTGTACGATATCGAATTCTTCCGTATTCGTAAGTATGAAGTGAAGGTTGACAAGACGATTGATTCTGTGTATGCAGAAGACCTTGTTCGCATCATTGACGGTTTTGTAGGTTAAGGAGAATATATCATGGCATTTGCACCGCACACCAATGAAAAGGCTATCTTCGACGTTAACACTCCCATTATCCTTGGTGGGTTTGACGAAAAGGAAACTGGCAACTTTTTCGAGTATGCTATTCGTCCTGATGAAGGTATCGACTTTGCGCCTGATTGTCCGCATATCGTTTATGTGACTAACAAGATCGAAGGCGTTGAACATGGTTTTCGCTATGCCAAGGTTCTTAAGACTGTGGCTTGGGTTGTTGTCGATGAAGACGATAACGGCGAACCTGTATATGAAAAGTGGAACCTTAAGGGCCATCGTTTTTATGATACCGAATGGGTCCACGAAGGACGCCGGAAGATCGGTGTTGGATAAATAAAATAAAACATTCAATACAAGGATTTTCAATGAAGACTCTATCTCAATTCATGGCGGAAACACTAGAAAAGATTCCCGGCACACAGTATGGCTCTAATGAAGGCGGTGTTCACCAAGATACTGAAACTGGTAAGAAGTACTACGTAAAGCAGTACAAGAATCCAGATCATGCCAAGGTAGAAGCACTTGCTGGTAAGATTTACGATCATATGGGTATTCATACTGTAAAGCCAGAACTTCATGGTGATTCCGGTATCAAGACAGAATGGAATGAGCATGTCAGCACCAAGAGTCCTTCTTTTTATGACAACGTAAGCAAGAAACATGCGAACCAGATTGGTAAAATGTATCATGCCGCTGTTCTAACCAAGAATTGGGATATCGTTGGTCTAGAGCACGATAATATTGTTCATAATAAGAAGACTGATGATCTTCATGCTATTGATCATGGTGCTTCTTTCCATTTCCGTGCTCGTGGTTCTCATAAGGATTATGGTCCAGACATTGGTGAAAAGGACAGCCTAAGAAACAATCATGAAGCTTCTGGCCATGTCTTTAGTAGCGTGTTCAAGCAGCATCCTGAGGCAGAACATCACGGTCTAGAGGCTGTAAAGAATATCGATGACAATCATGTTCATGGTCTGTTCAAGAATTCTGGTCTTCATAACTGGAAAGAGCTACACACCAATTTCATGGCTCGTAAGAAAGCACTATTGGATAGCTACAAGTAATAGGTCATATATGGCCACTTAACGGCTATAATTGATCATATATGGCCATATAAGGACAGTAAGATGATTCATCCTAAAAGAGACGATTATGGGGATAGCGTAAGAATTCGTGATCCCCATACACCAAGTCCTACAGAGCATTGGCACGATCCTGAGGCACATGCTACCACTACACCTAACCATGATGGCGTACCACATGAATTAAATGGGGTGCCTTTTAAAAAGCATCCTACACCAGATAGCTGGAAAGGTGTACATGGTCAAGGTGGATTCCGTGAACCGCCACTAATGACACCTAGAAACGGAAAGAAACAGTCTGTTGGTGTTGCCATGATCGAAAAGCATCATGACGGTTCTCATCGTGTGTGGGTTGTGCATCCTACCAATCAGTTTGGTGGATATCATGCTACTCTCCCTAAGGGAACTGTAGAACATGGTCTTAATATGCACGAGAATGCTCTTAAGGAAGTCCATGAAGAGTCTGGTCTAAAGGCTAAGCTTACTGGACACCTTGGCGACACAGAACGCACAACGTCTGTTGCTCGTTACTACACAGGTGAGCGCACTGGTGGACACCCTTCTGATATGGGATGGGAATCACAAGCAGTTTCCCTAGTACCAGTAAAACATTTACACAAGGTATTGACACACCCGTCAGATGCGCCTATAGTGAAAGAGTTACAAAAACGTTATAAGTGAAAGGAGTTTTATAATGTGGTTTTGCAATAATGATGGTTTTATTTCTGCCGTAATTGATCGTGATGATGATACTGGCAATACTCTAAAGGTTCGTGCTCGTTTTCGTCGTGACCTAGAAGATATCTTTCCCGACAAGGAAATCATCGAAGACGCTGGCACTGACTACAAGTATCGTGTCTTTGTTACGAAGCAGGAACTTGCTGATATCATGTATGAGCGCATTCTGAATATCAACTATTCTAACTTTAAGAATAGTGTTGCTCGTGATGATCTACACGATCTATATGAGCAGTTTTGGTGGGCTGGATACAATATGCAGGATAAGCCCAAAAAGAAGTCATATGGCAGATATGTAATTTAAAGAATGGCCCTTCGGGGCCATTCTCATTTTAGTCTTTGTCATCTACGATTCTAGCATTCCAAACATGCATTTGACCACCAGAAGGATGTTGTACAACTTCTGGTTTCTTTGCAATCTTTAGAGTCGTATTTCTTTTCAAGATACCTTCATATTCGCCGGGAAGAGCAGAGCGATCCCCAACATACTTGTATCCTTTTTGACCCTTCTTCATCTTGATTCTAAGGACATGTGTTGGATGCGGTGAAGGTTCATTGTGTGCTTCATTTGCGGCATAGCCTCTTGCTGGTCTGGCAAATGAAGAAGCAACTTCTGGTTTAATAGAGGTTGATAGGTATGAAGGAAATGTAACGTGTCTTTCTGGATGATGGCTAGCCGCTTCACCCGGATTAAAGGTCTTACTTGTTTCCATATTCATACCATGGAATACCGTCAAACTATGCTTGGTTTTTGATTTTCCTAAGATGGAATCAAGACCTTTGATTGTCTCATGTGTCTGTTCTCTCTTGCCTCTTTTCCAATCTTTGGTTGCATCACTATCGTCAGGATGATCTTCCAAATGTGACTTTCTACCGTTGCCAGTATCGATAAGATGCATATTCAAATCTCTGCTGCTTCTGGTGTAATTCTTTACAGCCTCTTTTTCATGCTCTTGGTGTTTATTTTCCCAATCTTCATGACTATGTTCAAGTGCATTATGTACACCTTCAACATCACCACCAACATGTGGGTTCGGGTTGTGTCCATTAAAGTGATACCAATCGGTAGTCTTTGGTGCTCTGGCTTCCTGAATATCGTAAGACTCTTTATGAGTCTTTTCGCTGTGCTTACCGTGTGAAGGTGTGTAGTCAGCGGTATTCTTCTTATCGGAAACCTTAGCATGACCACCATGTGAAGGCACGTAATCAGCTACATTAGAAGTTGCTCTTCTGACAAACTCTTTAAAACTTTTCATTATTATTCCTCAATATGTCCGTGCCAAATATGCGTAAGCTTACCTTTTGTTCCACTATGGAGTATAGTCGGTTTTGGATGAACACGCAAGGTAGTATTTCTTGGGAGTAAGGCTTCTTGTTCTTCTGGTACTGCTGAATTACTACCCAGATAATGTGCCTTTTGACCCTTCTTCAAATGAATATGAATGACATGAGAATTGTGGGATTGGCCAGCCTCTGCAAAATCAAGAGCGTTGCTTGCATTAATAGAAGTTGATGTGTATCCGGGAAGAGTAATTTTACCGCCATTCTTTGCGGCTTCTTCTCCCGGATTAAATCTTGTTGTGCCATGAAAAACATGAAGGTCGTGTTGCAGTCTTGCGTGAGGATGTTTGAAAGAATTGTCCAAATCCTTCACATCATTTTCAAAACGTTCTTTTCTTTTATTTTTGGATTGTTTTTCTTCCGCAGTATCATACTTTGTATGATCCCAAACATTTGATCTACCAGCGGCACGATTAATAAGACCGTTATTAAGATGGTAAGAACTTACACTATATCTTGATAATGCGGCGTGATGTGGATTTTCTTCATATTTGTGTGAAGGCAGATCAAGCTTTTTATGAACGTCTGCAACGTGTTCGCCAAGATGATCATTATAGTTTTTATTTCCAAAATCAATAAAATGCTCGTGTCCCTCTGGACTCTTTGAATATTGATTTTGGTATGCCTCATTGACTTTATGTCCTTTGTCCTCAGACGTAGGACGGGAATGCTTACCGTGTACAGGATCGACAAGAATAACACCATTATGGCTTACAGGCTCTTTAGAGTGCTTACCATGAACAGGTTGAGCAAGGATGACTCCACGCTTCTTACTTTCTTCAATAAAATCTTTTAAAATCATTCTGCTGTTCTTCTTCTAGATTTCATAAAACTGAACTTAAGCTGATTGCGGCTATCGTCTTGTGGATCGTGATGGAATTCCTTATCCTGAATAGCATGTGCTGTCCAGATATGAACAGGTCCAGCGTGATCGTGAACTACCTTAGGCTCTGGATGGAACTTAAGCTTCTGTCCACGTGGCATAAGGAATTCGTGTTCTTCTGGATAAGCAGAGTGGCTACCAAGGTACTGGCCTTTCTGACCCTTCTGCACTTTAATGTGAATGATATGGCGACCATGACCATCATAATCTTCAGACCCAGCAAACGAACCTGCTGTCTTCTTATGAATAGAAGTTGACAGGTAGGTAGGAATGTGTAAAGTATTGTCCTTGGTCTTCTTTAGCTCTGTGGCCGGATTCCAAGAACGTGTGCCGTGGTAAACATTCAAATGGTCGTGCTTTAGACTAGTGCCAGCCAAGTGTGCATCAAGACCTTTGATATGATTGTCATAATAAGACATATGCTCTTGGCCCTTATCACGATTAATCAATTCACGATTCAAACTATTACTGGAACTGCTGTAATTGTGAAGGTGTTCGCTATGTTTGAAAGAATTCCAGTGTTTTTCTTCTGGATTTAACTTTTCGTGAACTTCATCCTTGTCAGAACCGATATGATTATTGTCGTGTTCGTTATACCAATGTGCTTTAGAATACGGGTCTACAGCATCTTCCTTAGTAAACTTAAGACTTCTCTGCTTAGACTTTACCTGCGAGTGTTTGCCATGAGTTGGATCAGCATGAATGGAGACAATACCAACATCTTTCTTCTGCGAATGCTTACCATGAACAGGATCAGCGTGGACAGACTTAATACCTCGTCCTTCTTCAATGAAATCCTTAAATTTCTTCATTATTTTCATTCTCTTCATGAACGTGTGGATGGTATGGATGTGGAAGAACGTTATGATAACGACTTGAAGTACCCAATGCCTGTGTAGTAGAGTCTACAATCTTGTCGATGTGCTCTGGTCTACTTTCGATTTCTTTTCTCTTTTTTGGACCATACAGCGTATAATGCTGTCTGACAAAGCTTCTGAATTTCTTTAATTTCATAATGGATATCCTGATCTGTGATATGATATTCCCTGTATTTATAATCCAAACAAAATGTGTGGTCAAGGGTTGACAGGGTAGACCATCATGTGTATAATCCATGTGTGGTTTAAAATACATTATATTATATGGAGAAATATATATGAAGAAGCTTATCCTTACTGACTGTGATGGTGTACTCCTTAATTGGGAGTTTGCCTTTGATTGCTGGATGGAAGAACATGGATTTACATGTAAGACTCGTCTAGACTATGACATTGGTATCCGATATGGTATCAGCAGAGAACAGGCTACACAGTTGATTAAGGTATTCAATGAGTCTGCTGCTATTGGATTCCTACCTCCACTTCGTGATGCTATGTACTATGTAAAGAAGCTTCATGAAGAACATGGTTATATTTTTCATGTTATCACAAGTCTCAGTACAAATCAATATGCAAAGAAGCTTCGTGTGAAGAATCTTGAAAAGCTGTTTGGTACGGCTATCGAAGATGTGGTATGCTTGGCTACTGGTGCTGATAAGGATGATGCACTTGAGCCTTATCGTAACTCTGGTCTATTTTGGCTAGAGGATAAGGAAGAAAATGCTGTACTTGGACACGAATATGGTCTAAAGTCGCTTCTCGTGGAACATGGACATAACATGGATCACACAGTCGTTCCTATCGTGAAGAACTGGAAAGAAATTTACGATATCGTTATTGAAAGTGAAGGATAATCCATGGCTAAAAGAATTCTTATTGGAAATAATTTTTATCGTGTCAGGCGAGGTAAACTTGTTCTAATACCTGAATATTGGGTTGGTAAGACTGTACATCCTCAGACGATTAGAAAGCGCAAGAATAAAAAGAAAAATTGATACGACACTTGACAATCGAATCACAATGTCGTATATATAGATTATCAGTTGTTGACAGGCAACAATAAAGGCGGAAAGACGGGGGTTCGACTCCCCCCACCTCCACCATCTACTAACTTGGTAGGTTCGATGCCTACTGTTCAAGGACACCCGAAAGGGGTAACTTACACTTGTAATGCACGGCGTTTCAAGTTAGTAGATGATGGGGGTGACCTTGGGATTCGATTTTCGTGGAATAGGAAGTCCGAGACTGATTGCTTGGGTAAAGTGCCCACAAAAACTAAATGTCGCTGCAAATGATAACGACATTATGGATATGCGCTTAGCTGCATGATCTGTAAGGGTTCGGTGGGTACCTCGTAACAGAAACCCACCACTTAGATGAACATATTCAAATGGCTTACAAAGCGTGAGTGTGTTCATCTAAGTTTAACGAAGTGAAACTGCTTTGCCAGATTTTGTCCAATTAATAATGGTTTGATCGGACACACCAATAATTCTAGATGCTTCTGCATACGATTCATAAACAATATTATTCACCATTACAGGATATTTTTTGGTTGCTTTTCCTTTTTTAGATTTAGAAATATTTGAACCATGAGATTTTGTTCTTGGTAATTTATTAAAAATTTTAAAATAATTGTTTTCTACAGCCCCGCCATTTATACCATTCTCTAACATAAGATTAGCCCATTCATTAGATTCTACAATGTTATTATCTAATGAAAATTTTAGAGCAAATTCTGTAGCTTCTTCTAGATTAGAAAATTTCCATACTTGAAGAGTTACGACTTTATCTCTACCATGTTTAGAAATGTGCTTTAACCAATATTTGCCAGACCCTTTATATATGTATGGGTCTTTGATGGTTTTACCGAAATATTTGAGTCCGGTAATTGAATGCTGTTTTACGTATAAATAAACGGTTGACATTATTAGAGTGATTGGGAACGGCAATTCCGCGAATCACATCTATTTATAAAAAGGGATGATTACAGCCACAATATCTCGTATCTTCGGATACTCTTAGAGCAAAGTCTAGGTGAAACTAGAATAGGGACACAACCCGAAACAATAGAAGAGGTCTTATTAGGTTCCCGAAATCAAGAACCGCCATCCCGTAGAATATGCTCTCTTAGCTCAGTTGGTTAGAGCGGAATACTCTAAATATTTGTCATGCGTGGGTTCGAGTCCCACAGAGGGCACCAAGTTTCATGTATAAATAGTATATGTCGTGTAGTAATAAAGGGTATGTTAATGAAAACATTAACAACATTTTTGAACGAATCAAGCCAAAGTAAAAAAGTATATGTCGGAAACTGTGTCAATTCTTTTGATGATGATGGCGAGTGTGTTGTACACCATCTTCCATATAGAGACACAACCGATTTTGCTCAAGGTGAAGAAAATTCTAAGAAAATTAATAAATCGGAGTTTAACAAGCATGTTGATATTCCGAGTCACCTAGATAAGATTCATAAATCTAAAGATACTGTTTATTTGCACGACAGAGATAATAATGTACATATGATGTATGATCCGAAGAAAGATGTGCATCACTTTTTTGTCTAATTAAAAAAGGAACAATAATATGACGAATGAAGGACATGGCGGCTAGCCGTATCACGCAATAGGTCCACCGTAAATTATAGTTGAACACAAATAAACTCAACTGTAATTTAAAGGAACCTATTATGACTAATTTTATTGAAACATTCAAGGCTAAGGCCCACTCAAAGACTCTAACCTGTGCAGATATGGTTGCACTATGCATCTATCGCACTGTCAAAGCCAAGTCGGAAGACAAGGTAACAATACTCAAACATTTTCTCAAAAAATCATTTACCGCTGGTAAGGTCTGTGCTCATAGGCAGTATCCTTATCAGGCTATCACCAATGCGATGTATGGATTCAGCCATCAACTTCGTGGTGGTAGAAAGTGGATTGATGGTGAATGGAAAGTGACTAATGGATTTGTCCTTGGTGTCGATGTAATGGAAATTTTGACGGATGAAGAGCTATTGACATTCCGTGAACTTGCCGCTATGATTGATAAAGACTTTGTAAGGAATCTTTGATATGAGACATTATGCTTATTTTTTCACACGACAGGATATCTCTCCTGAATATCAAGTAGTTCAGACTGCACATGCTGCATTTCAACTTGGTGTGTTTTCCCAACATGGGACGCCGTATGAAGGTGATGGGATAGTATCTCCACCACAACTTCACGGTATGCAAATCGATCCACGCGAAACTTATTTCACTGTGGTTGGTGTACGCAATCTGACTGCTCTTAATGCAGTTGAACTTATTTTGAATAAGTTTGGTTTTGCGTATGAAGCATTTTTCGAGCCTGATCTTAATGGTGGTGAACATACTTCCATTGCAGTATACCCAATTGCAGAGGATAAAAAAGGTCCGTTGGACGCATTTAACCTCTTGACAATTGGTAGAAAGTAATATATAATGGCAGTATATACAGAATTGACCAAAGACGATTTCAAGAAAATTATCTTTGATTACTTTGGTGATACTGCCAAGTTAGTCTCTTTTGAACCAATATCGGAGGGTGTATCAAACACTAATTATATGGTCACTCTCCGATATTATACAGAAGAAGAACTAAAGCTTATCCGTGAAGAAATGGTTAAGCAGAATGAAAGAGCTTCGGAAGTAGCTAAGAAACGTGGATACAAACGTGATCCTAGAATCGAAGCTGCTAATCTGAAATAAGTTTTAGGATCGGTTCAGCAACCAAATAGTACGCCAATGGATGGCAATTTGTCTGCAAAACAAACCTTGGGGGTTCGATTCCCTCTACAAACCAACGATCCTGTTGAATCATGGAGAACATTATGTCACAATGTGTTTGGAATGCCATGTTAGACGATAAGTATGACTGTACAGTGATGCGTACAGGTGATTATACTGGCGTTCTAACAATTAAAGAAAATGATGAAACACTCTTTACAAAAGATGTTGAATTGAGTTATAATGCACAGTTCGGTCCAGATGCATTTGATGTTATGGACTGGCAGAATATGATTATTGAGTTTATCGATAGTCAATAAAGTTTTGGGCTGTCTACAGCATGTATTTCATTCCATCATAAGGACGAGGTTGCGGTGTTCGAGTCCCGCCGCCCCCACCACAATCCATTACCTCTTTGACCCTTAAGTAGGGTACGGTGGCTTTCTGGTCTATTCGTAAGTGGCCATAACGGTACATACCGGTTAGCGATAAGGTGTCAATAAGCTGTTGACATACCTGACGTAATGGATTATGATGGGGGCGTAGCTCAACTGGTAGAGCGCGTAGAAATGTACAGCCCGTTGAATTAAAGGATTGATAATGGTCAAAGATGTTTTTGAAGAGTTTACAATTGATCTAGTTGTCAATTGCAACATGAATATGTTTGATGCACGAAAAATTGTTACATTCCTTCGTGGTGAAGGAATTATTGATTATGATATTCTCAGAAAGTATTACTCTGAGAGTGAATAAAGTTTAGGGATGCTTACCGCAACTTGAAGCTATATGGAAACTATGGGTCGTTGGTTCGAATCCAACCCTCCCGGCCATTTATCGGGAGGTAGCTCAGCTTGGTAGAGCAATAGACAGCAAAAAGTGCATCCCGTAGAAAAAACATGACATATCATGCTTGACAAGCTAGTTCAGTTGATATATCATGTACGAATTAAGGCAGACTACAGCAATCTTTACTTCTTTTTTGAAACAAAGGTCCGAGAAGGTTCGATTCCTTCGTGTGTTATGGTTAAGGAAACACAACCTGCCTGTTGATTAAAGGTTAATTTCAGCAATCTAAATGCACTTGACTTGTAATCAAAACCGCAAAAAACGTTAACCTGTATATAATGGAGAATTAATATGTCTTTTAAGAATGCCGTACTCGCAACTCCTGTTAAGGCCCGCACTACCAATGGTATGAAGGCTATCCGTTCAACTCTTTCCGAGACCGTTGATCTATTCTTCAAGATCGGTGCTTCACGTGGTAAGAACATTACCTCACAGTTTGAACGCGCCTATCAGGAAGATCGTGATGTGGCTCTTCGTATCGCACAGTGGGCACGTGATGCTCGCGGCGGTGCCGGTGAGCGTGAGCTTTTCCGTCAGGTACTTCGTTACCTAGAAAAGAACCACAAGGAAGACTTGATTGAAACTCGTCTTCTAAAGAACACTGCTGAAATTGGTCGTTGGGATGATCTTTTGATCTTTACTGATGCCGAAGTCAAGCAGATTGCTTTCGGTCTTATCCGCGATGCTCTAGAGGCTGGAAACGGTCTTTGCGCTAAGTGGATGCCTCGTAAGGGCGAGAAGGCTGTAGAGCTTCGTGAGTTCCTTGGTTGGTCTCCTAAGTTCTATCGTAAGCGTCTTGTCGAGCTTACTGGCGTTGTAGAGAGCAAGATGTGTGCGAAGTGTTGGAATGAAATTAACTTTTCCCATGTTCCTTCACTTGCTATGTCTCGTTATTCCAAGGCATTTGGTCGTAATGCTCCCGATGCATTCACCAAGTACAAGGAAGCATTGAAGAAGGGTGATCCTTCTGTTAAGGTCAATGCAGGTGCTGTTTACCCATATGATATCGTGAAGAACGTACATTATGGTGACAACAAGCTTGCCGATGAACAGTGGAAGGCTCTGCCTAACTTCATGGGTGATGCCATGGTTCTACCACTTGTTGACGTTTCTGGTTCTATGACTGCTCGTGTAGGATCAGCAAACAGCAAGGGTGTTACTCTTACCTGTCTAGACGTTGCCGTTTCTCTTGGTTTGTATTGTGCAGACAAGAACACTGGTCCCTTCAAGGATTTGTTCTTGACCTTCTCAACCAACCCAACCTTCCAGCACTTGAAGGGTACCCTTTCCCAGAAGGTTAACCAGCTTCGTCGTGCTGATTGGGAAATGTCAACCAACCTACACGGTGCCTTCAACGAAATCTTGAAGGTAGCAGTTCGTAACAAGGTTGATCCTGCTGATATGCCTAAGGTTCTCCTAATCATGTCAGATATGCAGTTCAACCAGTGCACCAAGTTCGATAACAGCGCGATTGAAATGATCCGCCGTAAGTACGAGGAAGCCGGTTACGAAGTTCCTGCTGTAGTCTTCTGGAACATCAATGCCTACGATAATGTTCCTGTGAAGTTCGATGAGAAGGGCGTTGCTCTTGTCTCTGGATTCTCACCAGCGATCATGAAGGCGGTACTTGGTGCTGATCTAGAAGGTCTAACACCAGAAGCAGTAATGCGTAAGGCAGTAATGTCTGACCGCTACACTCTTTAATGGGGAGGATGGGGGATGAGAGAAATCTTGTCCCCCATTTTGTTTTACGATGAACTGCTCTATAAGAGCGATGAGTCGAGGTAACACAGGTTGACAATACCATAGAAAACGGTTATATATACCTTATATGAAGTTTTCGGTATTACTAAATATAATTTTACCAAGGGGATTTTCGAATCTCCATTGACCATTACAAAAGCTTCAAGTCCTTATGTGGCTAAGAAAGCGTTTATGTCCAAAATCGCATAAAACTACTTTATGTGAAAAGTAGCATAAACACCGACGAAAACACTAATGATTTTGCATTCCTAGTAATGGAGGGATGGATGACTAGAAAAGACTCCCTTGGGAGTTCTATGTCTATCATAGATATAGGTTCAATAGGCGTTGAGACACGCTAGTAACGTTGTTCCGTATCCAAAATCGTTATATAGGATACGAACAAATGTTAAATATAAAGCGTACATTGATCGGGCTAGCAGCCCTATTCATTTTCACCACTCCTGCACATGCAGCCGATGCAAGACAAATCGAATGTATTGCACGAAATGCCGCATATGAGGCAGGTAATCAGGGTGATAAGGGTATGATTGCTGTGTCCAATGTTGTTATGAACCGCACACGTGATGATAGATTCCCATCTACACCATGTGGTGTTATCCACCAGAAGAAGCGCGGAGTGTGTCAGTTCTCATGGGTTTGCCAGAGAAGACTACCCCATCTTGATCTAGAAGTTCTTCGCCGTGCACGTATAATTGCAGAGCGAGTATATCTAGCCGGTGCAAGAGACGTTACTGCTGGTGCCCTATTTTATCATGCTGATTATGTTCGCCCACGTTGGGCATACGTTTTCAAACGTACAACACGAATTGGCGATCACATTTTTTATAGAGGTTGATGAATGAGCGATCTTAAGCTTGCCAAATTGATTGATTCAGATAAGTTTTACAAAGAAATTGATTCTCTTGTGAAAGAATATGATTTCAGTTATCTTGATGCGATTGTATTCTTTTGTGAAAAGAATGAAATGGAAATTGAAACTGCTGCTTCATTGATTAAAGGCAATCTTAGGATCAAATCACACCTACAATCTGATGGTGAAGCGTTGAACTTTCTGGCGAAGTCTGCTAGACTCCCTATATAAGGACAACGCTTCACTATAGGAGATATCATGACACCGTTTGAAGCCTATAAAACTTTTCTAGGCATTAAATATCATTTTACTACAGAACAATATGATTATGTGAAGTACCACGGCAAAGTACGTGCTACTATTCAAGCCTTCGAAAAGAGAAGGGATAAGTTTCATTTTGCGAAACTAGCCAAACACAAAGATGTTGAAGGCTTTCTTATCGCTAACTATGTCTCTGGTGATTTCACAGGATGGGTAGGCGATCTATTCACAGATGAGTCAGAAAAGACATATTATGACTGGTTGTCTCGTCAACAGTCACTATCATATAAATTCAAAACAGACCTAGAGAAGCTTGAAGACGATTTTGTATCATACTTCAAAGTTAATGGTGGACAACACCCTAAGCTTTTGGTATTATATAAGCGTGATGAGATTAGTATTGAAACTCTCACCATCCTCAATCGTTTTCTGAAGTTTTTCCCTGTATGGGATCAGAAGATCAACGATACCGTGATTTGGCCCAAGATACATAACAAGTGCATTAAGTATGAGCCTTTCATACATTATGACAAAGAAAAGATCAAGGGCATTTTGAAGGACATTATGAATGTATAATGATAAAGTTGAGATTCGTGACGTTGAAGTGGATGGAGAAACCAATTGGTACTGGATCAAGGGCGACACAGGTTGCTTTAACGGTGCCAGTGATGATTGGGTAGGATTCCACAAAGAAAAGTACTTTACACACGTGAAGAACTTTGATACAATAGTCACCGCTGGAACGAACTGCGGTATGTATGTTCGCTTCTACGCAAAGAAGTTCAAGCATGTATATGCATTTGAACCAGAACCAATTGCATTCTATTGCATGGTTAACAACAATCCCGTCGATAATGTAGTCAAGATGAATTGTGCTCTAGGGCATGGACATGGAATTGTTGGCATTCATCGCACTCCACCCGGTGGACCAGAGTTGAATGTTGGAATGAACGTAATTCAGAATGCTACTGAAGAGTTCAAGATTCCGATGATTACTATCGACAGTCTAGGTCTACAAGCTTGTGATCTACTACAGCTAGACCTAGAAGGATTTGAAATTTATGCTTTACAAGGTGCCAAAAACACCATTCTAAAGTATAAACCTGTCATTGCTGCTGAACGCTTTAACAAGCCGGAAGATAAACAGTTTATGTCAGAATTAGGATATCGCTACGTAGATCAGTCAAATTTTGATGCCATCTACATTCCAAGCGATATAAATAGTGACGGTGAGGTATTCGTTTACCAATCCTAACATTAAACATACGTTGAACACATTTAATACAACGAAATACGAAAGGTAATACATATGTCATTTTCCGCAATGAAGCGCAACTCTGGATCAGACCTAGAAAAGCTTAACCAAGAGCTAGCCAAGATGAATTCTGGCTCAAGCAACAGCCAAGATGAACGCATCTGGACCTGCAAGACCGACAAGGCAGGTAATGGTTTTGCTGAAATTCGCTTCCTCCCAACATCACCACAGGACGGTGAAGATAGCGCACCTTGGGTACGCATCTGGACTCATGGCTTTAAGGGACCCGGTGGCTGGTACATCGAAAACTCCCGTACTACCCTAGGTCAGGGTGAACAAGACCCCGTAGCAGAGTGGAATACCGAGCTATGGAATCAGGGTGAAGGCTCAGAAGGTCGCAAGCGCGTAAGCGGCAGCGGTAAGGATAATCCGGGTACTAAGCGTAAGCTTAACTACTACAGCAACATCTATGTTGTCAAGGACCCTGCCAACCCAGAGAACGAAGGTAAGGTTTTCCTCTTCAAGTATGGTAAGAAGATTTTTGACAAGCTCAATGAACTTATGCACCCACCTGAAGACCCAATCGATCCTAAGAATCCAATCAATCCATTCAACTTTTGGACAGGTGCTAACTTCAAGCTGAAGATTCGTCGCTTTGAAGGTCAGGCAAACTACGATCAGTCAGTGTTTGCTGCTCCTGCTCCACTGCTTGATGACGATGATGCAATGGAAGAAATCTGGAACAAGCAGTACAGCCTAAAGGAACTTATTGCTCCTGATAAGTTCAAGAGCTACGAAGACCTTAAGAAGCGTCTTGATCGTGTTCTAGGCAATGCTGGTTCTGCTCAGCCTCGCCAGAAGGCACAGGAAGAGCGTCAGGCATGGGATGAGGATGCAAGCCCTGCACAGAAGTTCAAGGCTAAGGAAGCTCCTAAGGCTCCTGCATCAACAGCCGATGATGAAGACGATGACTTCGCCTTCTTCAAGAGCCTCGCAGAAGACGATGATGTTCCATTTTGATTAAACTTGAGGGGGATCGAAAGGTCCCCCTCTTTTTATATACCGTAGTACTTGTACATATCGATGTTGTGTTGCGTACCATATAGTCTTGCTTGTTCCGCAGTAACATCATATCTGTATTGTGGCGCATTACTATTCCAGACTTGGAACCTATCTGCGCCAGTTCTTCTAATATAGTGGTTAATAGCCCCTTGGGCTGTTCTTTCTACAGCAAACCTCATCATATTCAATCCCTTGATTGTCTCACCAGTTCTTGTTCTTGGTGCTGCAACAGGTTCGGCTGCTCTACCACCAACAATCCATGGACGTTCATTGTAAAAGCTGATAGGATTGATCTGTTGATTGTTTCTGTGGACTTCGAAGTGAAGGTGTGGACCAGTTGACAAACCAGTGCTACCCACTCTACCTATGATATCATTTTCATTAACATTAGCACCTTCTGATACATTAATCGAACTAAGGTGTGCATATCTTGTAATATAATCATTGTTGTGGTCAATATCTACAGTGTTACCATATCCGTTCATTGGTCCTGCATGTGTGACTCTACCTCTAATGTAAGCATGTACGGAAGAGCCTGTTGGCGCACCAATATCAATTCCTCTATGCATACGTCTACCACCCAATACAGGATGGTCTCTCATTCCAAAGCCACTGGTAACTCTTCCTTGTCTGCCAGTTGCCTCTTGTGAAGCAACGCCATTGTATATCGCGTATGCATTTGCTAGTCTTTGACCATACGCAGCTTCATGTCCAGCCGCTCTTTCATAATTTTGTAAGAAAGAACCAACAGCCTGATCTACAGTTGTCGTTCTTCTTAATGCATCGCCAGCCGCTTTTTCGCTGTTGTTAAGCTCCCACTGTACATATTGAAGCTGTTGTTCAAACGTAGTTCCACGTAGTGACCTTACACCTAGTGCTCTCATAGGTTTATCACCAGATTGACGATCTGCTCTCCATTGTGCTATACCCCAAGCACCTTGTCCACCACCAGCCGGATTGTATGCGTTTGGATCAAGGTTTGGACCAGATTCACGCTGCATTACACCAACAATAGCTGCCGCTTGTTCTGGCGACCATCCTTGAGACTTAAAGTATTCAAATGCTCTTCTGGCATTATCTGTTGAACCCGCAGGTGGATAACTGCCCATAGCACCACCCCCGCCGCCAGTAATGCCAAGAAATTCACCAGCACTTCTTACCCAACCAGTAACATTTTCAATAGTTCTGTCTAGGAAGTCTGCAAATCTTTCTGAGTATGATGGCCCGGTTGGTTCTTGTGCTCTGACTCTTTCTGCTTGCTGCGTTCTGTTCATGGCAGCTTCAACGCTTTGGGTAGAAGTATCTGGCTGTCTGGTAGGTCTTTCCGCCGCACTAGCGGGTGTCGCCCCACCAAATGCGACTGCCCCGGCACCAACAACCGCCGCACCTACAGCAGCTTTTTTCCAAGGTATTTTACCAAGAATTCCCATACCTGTTCTGGCAGGAGAAGCAATATCAACAATATCGTCTGCTATCTCTACCGCCGTTTGCACTACACTTTCTACTGTACCTTTTCCACCAGTTATGTTAATCTTTCTTAGCTTGGTTGCCAGTAAATCTACGTTATACGAAACTTCATTAATAGAAGTCAGTAACGTTGCAATACCATCTTCTGATAACTGTGGTCCGCTCATAGTAGCAGATATGTTTGGTGTGCCTTCAAGTACGTTTTCTTTTTCTACCCCTTGAAAATTTCTTTGTTGATATTGGTGTAAGTTTCTGATATTAAGGGCAGATGCATATATCTGATTCATCGCTCCTTGTAGCGAAGTCAATGAGTTTGATATGTTCTTTAAATCTTTTGAGGAAAGTTCAGCACCCTTACGGACAGCATCTTTTGGATCAGGAATGTTGACATACAATCCCTTTCGTACTATATTAAGTACGGTCTTATCGTCAAGCTGATTTAATACGTCTATAAGTGCCATCTATAACTCTTAATAATTAAAGTAAATTATTCTTTTAATATTTTCGATATTGTCTGCCCTGTAAACAGGATCAGGTATCGCACCTATACCGTCTGCGCCGCCACGTGGTGTTGCTCTTGTTTGTGGGAAGAACATTTCTCTGTTAACATCATAACCAAACTGTTCCCACTCATTTGCCACAGGAACAGATTGTGCATTAATAAATTCACCGTGTGAAGCTTGTGACGGTTGCTGTTCAGCTACAGATAATTGTGCACCAGTATCTGCGGCTGGGGGCTGCATTTCTGATGCTGGGCCACTTTCGGAACTAGACATAGCAGCACCAGAAGTTCCGCCAGATGTAGGTGATGGAGTAGGTGTTGCCGGTGATCCAGATAATGTTGCTCTTGGCTCTGGTGTGCTTGTCGCACTTTCCGGTCTTTGCATTGTCATGGTTGGTATTTGTACATCATCCATTCTTGGTGCCGGTGTCGGAGCTTTCGTTTTTATAGCTTGACCAAGATATTCTTTAACGATATCTTCCAAGACTTCTTTTAACATGGTCATTCTTGGACCAAAGTCTGGGTCTTCCTCTGGCTGAATACCAAATACACCAGAATAGCTATCACGAGCAAGTGTTGCTATGAATGCAGGGATTGCTGTCATTGGTCCACCAAGACCTGAGATCAAATCTAATCCCGCACCAACAACGTCACCTTTAACCAATCTGCTTGCTGCGCTGGCAATACCGATACCAGCACCAATAATAGGAATTGATCTTAGAACCGTTTTACCTAAGCCTCTTTCGATTAAAGGACCAGCAACTCTTTTCACAGCAACCGCCAACACAGACTTATTCATAGCCTGTTGACCAACTTTTGTTGCTGCCGCTTTACTCAGTCCAGTACCAATAAGCTGTGCAATCCTTGTCGATGCTAATGCTGTTCCGGCAGTTTTAAGGGCAGTGCCTACAGTAGATTTTCCTATACCGCTTGTGAGTTTTGCCCACAATGATGGTTTGTTCATTAATGCGGCTTCGGCAGATGCAAATTTCCCGGCTTGATTTTTGAAGAATCTTCTTCCGGTTTTGTCTACTCCTTCTGTAAAACCTTCTTTTAATACTTTTCCTTTGGGTATTTTAGTGGCATTGATTTTACCTTTACCTCTTTTGCCTTTTTTGGTAGGAGTAGAATCAGGTCCATCGCCACCAGCATCTATCTGATCATTGATAACGCCGATGAGACTTTCAAGCCTATCATTCAGACTGTTCATTGCATCTGTAATAGGCACCAACAATTCAGAAGTCAATCCATTATCTGGACCTTCTGGTATAAGTGAACTGGTTTTGTCTTCTTCTAACTGATTTTCTTTTGCAACACGATTAGCTTGAGCAATTTGACTGAGAAGAATGTCCTGTTGTTCTCTAGTAATAATACCGATGCTGTTAGCAGTAGCAACCAATTGTTCTAGTTGTGATGTAATAGTAGCAATCGATGGATTTGAAACGTTGCTTACAGTTTGTGGCTGCTCCATGGTAGGCATAGCAGCGCCACTAACCGCCGCACCTTTACGTGCTCCCTTGCCCATAGCAGCACCAGCCATGCCAAGAGGACTACCGCCACCAGCACCGGAAGGTTTAATACCAAACAGTCTACTATAAAGGTCTGTTTTAAATATCTGACCCTTAGTCATTCCCTTAAAGGCTTTGTCAGTACCCAGAGTAATCCCTGTGGTTCTTTTTAACAACTCCTTCCCAAATGGTAATGGTTTAGAGGGTGTCTTCTTTTTTGCCACTTATGACGAGTCCTTATCCTTCAGCTTCTCTTTTTTCATTCAAAAATGTTATAAGCATGTCAACATAAATGTCACGTTCATAGGGCATCATATCTTCTATTTCTTCAATCGAATACTTATGGTGCTGAACCATGGAGAACATTGTTGTGTAATAATTCGCCAATGTATTATGGCTCAGCCCCAAGTAAAAAAATCGCTTAGCGTTGTCAATTCGATTACTCTTTCATTACCAAGAGAATTAGTATATACGATCTTGTAATACATCTGCGGCAAGTTGTCAAAGAATTCACGAATCTTATTGAATGTTTCGATATCTAGATTGTCGATCCATTCTGATAGTTCCTTATCGGAGTAGTCTTTGGCTGGATAAACGTTTTCTGCATCAAAGATACTATCAATACAATTACGAATTAAATATTCCACAACGTCACTAGCAGAAGCATCAGTTGGAGCGTCATCGATAATTGTGACCGAAGGGTACTTCATTTTAATTCCAACATCTTCTGTAATCATGACAATGTTGGAAGCTTCTTTCTTTTGAATCATTTCGATTTCATCAAGATCAATTTCAAAGTCGTATGTTTTGCCGTCTTCAACGTCACGATATGTTACTTCGATAATGTTGTTGATTGATCTTGCACGTAGCTTCAAAAACATGTATTCTAGATCGAATGTAGCAAGGCTGTCAACATCGAATCCCTCTTGCTGACAACAGTTATTGATTACTTGTTTAATGGCAAGAATGATTGATTTGTCATCACGCTCTTGCTGTGCGATGAGAAGAATCTTTTCTTCTTTAACTGTGAATGGACGAAACTTCACATTTGTTTTTTGTGAAGGAATGTTCATATCAAAAATTGGCTTATCAAGTTTAGGTAATGTCATTATTTACTCCTTAGGCTCTTCCCACGTTATTTGTTATAGATGTATTTAAAGCAAGCGTTTCTGATCTTGCATTAGATGCTTCACCAGCCGCTGTTCCCCTATCGGAAGAGAATTCTGGTGAGCTATCATATTTTATTTCATAATCGGTATACGCAAATGGTATCTTTAATCTCATCAAATCCGATGAATTCCAATCGACACTGGTTGAAGGAAATCCCATAGGAAAAGCATTATATGCGGTAAAAGTCATTGATCTATTGAGTTTTGTACCAGACCCAGAATCTTTAAATACTTCTACGACAATTTTTGCGGCATAGTTGTCTCTATAGCCAACCTCATATGCTGCCCATGGCTTTGAAGATGAACTTCCCGAAGACGGTCCATTCGCATTAAATAGATCGGAAGCACCTTTACCTTTAAAGTTTACAATACAGTTCATCCAATCATAAAGTGTCTTGTGTACATCTGAATTCGCATCAACTATAAATGATAGGCTAAGCTCATCAAACATCACATTGTATGGGTGACGCTCAACTGGACCATAGCCTAATCTTGGTGGTCCATCAGCCGAAGCAAACTGCACCCCCGGTAGAGTTGCAGAGTCGCAACGAACTTGCAACGATCTTAACTCGTTCTGTCTTCTAGACAGATAATGGCTACTTTCAAAATAAATAGTTGCCAAATATTTGTTATTTTTAAGAACACCACGAGTATTAATATCTGTGGTGAATTGATTTATGTTTAGCATTAGGTCGTACCCATCTGTTTCTTGACTTCTGCCCAGACTTGAGTCTTGTTCTTCTTTTCGAATCTTTCGAGTGGCAAGAATAGTGCAATATCCCATTCAGCCGGATAGATGTAGGCGAATTGAGATTTCATGTGTGAGAAAAGATATTGCTTGACACAGGGTTTAAAATACTTCAGTTTAGATGCAGCGTTCAATGCTTGATATGAAAGCTGAAGCTTGGTTGTAGAATCATATCTATTGTTATTGGCTAGATCATATAGACCGTCCATTAACTTTGCTCTCATAGGCAAAGGAAGATAGTGAAGGTTGATGCCCCAGAATCTATCTGACTGTACTCTAAATGGAAAGATGAGAGGAAACTTATCGTAGAACGGTAGTGTGTCTTTATACTTAGGATCGTACATATACATGTACATTTGGCCGGGTTCGATATCAACAGTAAGTCTTGATTGATCCTCTTGCATCAATCTCTTTTCGTTGATTCTGGCATACTCTTTTCTTCCCGCTCTTGGTCCAGCCCCGCCACGAACACGAGAGTTATAGTCCTTGGCTGTTTCTCTGTACCAATCACGTGCATCTTGGGTTCGCGCAGGTAGCTTACCTGAACGAATACCATTAATCAAAATGTCATCAAATATTTTTGCCATTAGAAGTTTAACCCAAGTTCTTTCTCTGTTATAATAACGAAGTTCCAGCCTCTATCGGCACAGAATTCACGTGCTGCTTTCCATTTGGCAGAGTTGACACCCCAAGTCATAACCTCATTCAAATAGCGTCTGGTTGGCTTTCCTTTACCTTCCATAATCGCTGGTGGCTGAGTCTGCTTGAACGGTTTTACCTCTATCAAATTTATTTCTGTCTCTCCATATTTATTGCGCTGCTTAACATAAAAGTCAACGAAATAACGATGGATTCTATTGTCAATCGGAGACCTGTATCGTATAACGACTTCTTCACTCGACCATTCAATAACGTCAGGATGAGAATCAAGCTTTTGCATCACCATCAATTCCCATCTTGAACGATAAATAATATTAGTCGGATCGCCTTTATATTTCGCAGGGTTCCTTGGTTTGAAGGTTCCTTTGTATGCCATTGTTATAATATCTCGTATAAATAAATTACGCAATGTATTTATTCAAGGAAAAAAGATCAATGGCGTTTAATGTCAACGACTATATCAAACCGGCATCCAAACCTTTTGCCAATCGAATAGTCGATCCAATCATCAGTCAGGCTATTACAGGAAGACCAAATAGTGTCAAGTCTGTTGCGACTCATGCTGCTTCTAGCATGTTGACAAATGCTGGCGTTTCCGAAAAAGGAATAGGTGCGATTTCTTCTAGCACAACAAGCGACATTGTATCCGAAGTTTCCGATGCATTTTATACAATGGCGAATTTAAATCCCGCAAGAGCAACAAGAGAGAGTTTGTTGAAGTCTCGTTTTGGTAGATTGTCAACTGCCGATTATTTAAGTAATAGTGATCCTGAAACTAGAATTTCAGCGTTTAAGAGTGAACAAAACATAGAAATTATTGCGGTGGTATAATATAATGGCAAGTATCTACGAAACCACTCCATCAAGAGCGACGAATCCAACAGGTTCAGCCATTGGTAAATATTATACTAGAATTCGTTTAGGTGAGTATAAGAGACCAAATCCTTTCAGAGAAATGGAAGTAAACGAAAGATTGGTTGTGTATCTACCATTACCGGATCAATTGGTGGATAATACAACAGTAAAGTACTCAGAAAACAATCTAGAAGCTGTTGGCGATTTTATCAACAATCCACTTGAATCTGGTCCTACACTTCTCTTACGTAAAGCTGGCACAGCTATAGAATCAGGTGCAAGCGGTTTTGGTGGTGCAGCAGCGACTGCCATGCCCGGTGGTAGTAGTACTGCCGGTGATTTCATGCAAAAGCAGATAAGCAGTATCATGCCAGCAGAGAAGATTAACTCTGCCATTCAACAAGAAATGGGTATGGCACCAAACCCTAATCCATCTGTGATGTTTCAGGGGCCATCATTGAGAAGCTTTGTATTTAGTTGGTCTTTCTATCCTAAGAGTGCTAAAGAGTCTCAAGACATTTCAAATTTGATATTAAAACTAAAGGCAAGAGCACTTCCAACATTTAACAAGGGGAGCAATACTACTGTACTAAATTATCCTTATATGTGTCAATTGAATTTCTTTCCTTGGGATTCTGGTGGAACAGGAGCGTTCCATTGGTCTCCAAATAGCATAATCAAAATCAAAAAATGTTTCATGGATTCTGTCAGTGTAAAGTATAATCCTTTTGGTACTCCTGCGTTCTTTGAAGGAACTAATCTTCCCATTTCATACCAATTGACAATCTCATTTAAAGAAATAGAGTATGTGACAGGCCGCGATTGGGACCCTGCATATGCGGCACAAGCAAATGCGATTTATGGTGAATTTAATGCAGGAACCGCTTTACTTGGTATAGCGGGTACTATCATTAGTAATGGTGTAGTAGCCGCCGCAGGTGTTCTAAAAGAATCTGGCGATTTGATTAATATTGGTACAAGATTATTTACAGGGGTAGGATCAGTACCGTTGACTCAAGAACAACAGGCTCGTATAGTTAGTGGTAGTGAAACAATTTCCAAGTTAGATTCTGGTACAAAAACTGGTTTCTATAATCCAGAAACCAACACAATAACTACTTTTGAAAAAACCAGTGATGGAAAGTTTGTGTATAGACTTTATGGAAATGTTACAGTAACTCCACAACCAGATGGCGGAAACACTTATAATTATGACCCGGCTGCAACTTTTGGTACACCAATAACATATAACACAGAAAGAGAAGCCTTAGAGGCAGAAGCCACTCGTCGTGCACTTGCTAGTGGAACACCATTGACTAACGTTAGGTAAAGAAATGAACTTCTTTAATAAAATACCGACAATCACATATAACAATAATCTAGCCAGAAACATTATGGCTAGAGCTAGATTGTCTGATGCCACAAAATCAAATTCAAGGTTGTTCTTTCCTTATACTATTAAGGAAGAGGATAGAGTTGACAATCTTTCGAATTCTTATTATGGCAGTCCTAACTATACGTGGCTGATATGGTTTGCCAATGATACCATCGATCCTTACTATGATTTGCCTCTATCAGAACTAGAGCTTATGGATTTTATTGCCAGTAAGTACGGTTCGATTGAGCTAGCACAAAGAAAGATAGCCTACTTTAAGACCAATTGGGAAGATCAGGCAATCAAGATTACAAAAGAATCTTATGACAAGATTAACGATGGTTCTAAGAGATATTGGAAACCTTTACTTGATTATAATTTAAACGTTCAAGGATATACTAGAAAACAAGAAGACGAATTTCTTAATACCAATAGAATAGCAACAATGAACATCAACAATATATCCGGCACTTTTAAGATCGGTGAAGAAATTCAGGTCAATGGTACCAACTATGGATTTAACGTAAGTTCAGACAGTTCTACGGTTGTTCTTCAGCATGTTTATGGTTACTTCTACTCTGGTGATACTATTATTGGTAAAGAATCTGGGACAACTGCCACAATCTCTACTGTAGAAAACGTTATTTCTACTACGCTGGCTTTCACACATTCCAATTATTGGAAACCGATTTCATATTATGATCACGAATTGATTGAGAATGAAAAGAAAAAGAATATACAATTACTTGATGCTCAGCAAATGTTTGCCGCAGAGCAAGAGCTTAAGAGAGTGATGGAAGAAGAATGAGCTTTTTTAGTACGCTTGCACGTGACATTTATGGTTCTCTTAGAAGGGCTAGTGGTACTAGCACTTATGGTGCTGGCGCAAGCACACCACCACAGGCAAAGGGCGCTAGAGACGATATTATCCCCGGCGATGTTCAGATTCACGCCATAAAGGCGTTTAAGCTAAACGGCGGCGTAGAGCATGACATGATGAGTCAGGTAACTGAGTTTCACATTTTTGAAAGTATAATATCTCCCGTCATCTTTGCTCATATGCAGATTGCCGATGCGATCAACCTACAGGAAGACTTTATATTTGACGATACGGATACATACGTATATGTTGAATTTCAGACACCGGGAACAAAGTTTCCAATTAAACATATGTTCAAGGTCAATTCCGTAGGAAATAAAATTGACGTTCCTAGTAATGGCATGAAAACATATTCTCTACAGTTGATGAGTCCAGAAGCAGCCACTACAGCACAAGGTGACGTATCTGAATTCGAATTGAACACAACACCAAAGAATTTAATTAAGAAGATTCTTGATGAAAGCGTTGAATCGAATCCAACAATCATGGCATTAAAGAAGTCCTTTAAGTTGCCATCAAAGGCACAGTACCTTCATGATACCAAAGGAATCATCGTAAAGAATAAGTTGCAAATCAATCAGTTTCCAACAAATAAAAAAGCATTTCAGGCAATACACCAAATAGCAACTATATCAAATGTGTCTGTAGAAGATTACGTTCTTCACACTTTCTTTTTAAACCGTCATGGGTATCATTTCTCTTCTATTGAAAAGTTGATCAATGAAGGAAAGAAATTGTTTAAATTGGATCAGACTGATGCTGTATTTGTTTATGATAATTTAAGAAACGAAAACGTTGATGGCGTGAAGTTTCGCAATATCATTGCGTATAATCAGATTAATACTGGTAATGCTGGTGAGTCTGCGGCCCTTGGTGTTGATAGTGATGTGAGAGTGTATGACCCACAGGCAAGCACACTAACCGCTTCCACTAAAGCCACACAAGCAGATGCATCATCATCCACTTTAGTATCAAAACAAGACATAGCAAGACTTGGAAAAACCAGAACAGACGTTGTTATTTCTTCTGAAATGAATTATCTCAATGAAATCTTGGATAAGAGAAGAAGACTTATTCTTAGAATGTCACAATTTGAAGCACAGATTATGATCTATGGGGATACTAATCTTGCCGTTGGCGATGTTATTGAATGTGTGTTTCCGCGTTCAAATAGCACTGAGACACCAACAGGCGCTGACAACGTATCAAAAAACAGTGGTAAATACATTATCACACACTTGCGTCACATGGTATTGAATACAGATAGACCGCAGCATGTGATATCTTGTAATCTCATGAAAGCGGAACCTCAAAGGAGTTAATGATGGAAGGTATGATTTGGTGGCAGGGTAATGTCAGGGACAATAATGATCCTGAAAAGTCTGGCAAGGTACAGGTAGAGATTTATGGTTGGTATGAGCTTCCCCCTGCTGGTAAAATAAGAAAAGAAAATCTACCATGGGCGGTGCCAATCCTGCCTACAACCAGTGCGACCTTTGAAGGCGTAAGCGATACTCCACAGTTTGAGAATGGCTCTAGAGTATTTGGATTCTTCATTGACGGAGAACACGCAGGTTTAACTTCTAAGCCATACATCGTAGGTACGCTTCCGATTGCACCGGGTGAAGAGAATAAAAATTCTATTCCTATGCTTGCTCGTGGTAAGGACACCATTAAACAAAAGAAAGTCTCGGAGATTGAACCAGAGTCTTCTTACAAGGCAGAATATCCATTCAATAGAGTTATCCAAACACGCAATCACGTAATTGAGCTTGATGATACCAAAGGTTCTGAGCGCATTAGAATCCATCATGGTTCTGGTGCAGAAATCACTATTCTACCAGATGGCACATTAAAGATCAAGTCCGTAAAAGATAGATTTGAGTTAGTGGGCGGAAACCTCAACATCGATGTTCGTGGCGACACCACCATAAATAGTGACGGCAATCTTAAAATTAAAGCAGATAAAAATATTGA